AGTGCTAGGCCCTGCTCCGGGATTATTAATTGTGATTGTTACACCTATACCAGTCTCATTGTCGGGATTTGAATGAGATGTTCCAATTGAATTTGATGGGTTAAAGAATATTTCTCTGTCTTCACTAACTGGGAAACTTGTTTCAATACCAGAGGAAAACGTAAATACTCTAGGAATCTCTTCAAGAATGGTTGATTGAGTATGAGATACTCCAACTGCTTCAACTGGTCTCAATACTCTAATTCGAGAAGAGAGAGTGTCAACTTCTAATACTTTAACAGTTTCTGTTGAAAGACCTACTTTAAATCTATCGTTAGGTCTAATACCTTCTATGTTACCCTCAACATTGAAGAATGTGACTATGCCTGTTGCACCAGCCGTTCCGATTCCCTGTGATAAAATAAGTCTTGTTGAACTTATTCCAATTTTGTATGATCCAACTAACTCCGATCTTGTTGTCGAAAGACCTCCAACATTTACAGTAACTCCATTCTGTAAATTTAAAGAAGTTGATGCGATACCAACAAATGTTTTTCCAAACTCCCTATAAAATTTAATTCCAGAAATACTTTCTTTCGATACACTTATACCTGATATTGAACCTTTTATTTTTGTGACTTTTGCTTGTGCATCAAACGAATTTGGAACATTTTGATCAAATACTACTCGATCATTTACTCGGTAGTTAACTCCACCAGATGTTATTCCTACAGAATTTACCCCACCTTTTGTTACAAAATCAATATTAGAGTCTTGTTTTACAAATTTATATGATTCTGTTAAATAATCATATCCACTAAAGTCCTTATTCATGGAAAGTGAATATGTATTTCTTATTGCGTTCGATTTATTGACATCAAAGTCAGTTTGATTAGAAATTCGACTAAAGTTAAATTTGTTAGGTCGTGAATTATACTTGTCACCTATTAAATAGGGGAACAATGGTTTTTTAAAATTTTTAAATATCCCATCTGAGGCTGATGCAGAATCAAAAGTAGCAAAATAAGCGTATGTCCCATTTGGATATTCTGGGGTGATACAAAATCTTCCATTATTTTCATCAAGAATTGAATCATCATTTGATACTTTAAAAGTAAAATCCTCTACAAAAAACTCTGGTGGAAATGCACTAACAGGAGGTCTATTATCTTTCTTACTTGCCTCCTCAACATATCCAGATTTAATTTGAACTATATCACCACCATCTCTTCTTGAATATGCATATGGGCCATAAATTGGATTTCCATCATACGCCCATCCTAAAATAGGTGAGTGTTGATCACTGTCACTTTCAACACCATTGATTATAGATAAATCTTTCTTACCAAAAAGGGTATTTCCATCCGCATCGTTTGCATATGATATTTTTCTTAAATTTCTTGGTGCATAAGCATATGAACATTGAAGTCCAAATAAACGATTTGTTGGTGTGCTTATGAAGACATCATCATCATTTAAATTTGATAAATTTTTTCTAAATTGATTGACTCTCCACTTTTGAAGAATTGGTTTGAATCCTGCGCCTTTACCAGAAGCATCAACCCTCACACTGGTTGAGGTAACACCATATCCAATACCACCACTTTCGATATTGACTGAAGTTATTGTTCCGGAAGAATTTATTTGAGGAGTGAGTTTTGCATCTGACCCTACACCTAATACCACTAAATCTGGTGGTGAATTATAATCAGTTCCACCATAACTTACACTTACATCAACAATTCTACCATTCGCTACCACAGGTGTAATAACAGCGTCTCTTCCAGTGTTTAAATTTATTTCGGGAACTCTGTTAAAGTTAAGTATTTCAGAGGAACCATAACTTACGCCGGTGTTTGTTAATTGTAGTGATGTTATTTCACCCCTAAAAATAGGCTGAACAGTTGCCTCAAATGTATTACCAGATATTGATGATACTCCAACTCTACCAATCACCTCTACAGATATTGGTGAATAGTTAAATGTATGAGTTCCAACTCCAACATTTCTTAACTCATTAAATTGTTTTGTTTTTAGATAAAAATTATTAACAGTTGTACCAACTCCAACGGCAGCGAGTTTAAATTGATTTTCATTGATAACCGAAACATAATATTCTTTGTCAGTTGACAATCCATCAATCGCTGTTCCGTTCACGGAATACTTTACAATTTCACCTGTTTTATAATCATGATTTTCTATATTGATTACACTTAAAGCAGTGCTTATACCAGTTGTTTCACATGATCTTGATTTATTTTCATAACCCGATCCACTATCCAAAACAACAATGGAACTTACGATAGCCTTACCATTTAAAGATTTGAATGACTGAACACCACTTCCAAAGTCCGTAAATGATATTGCATTAACTCCTGTAATCGCCTCATCATAACTTTTATGTAATTGAATAGTATATTCTGATACTGAAGATACATAATAAGTTGCCTGTGTTGCTAACCCAACAATAGGAATGCTCCCCAGAGGGTCGTATACGACTCTCTCACCGGGTCTAAATCGATGATAGGTAGTAAATCCTATTGAAGATGTATTAATTCCCGCAGCGTCTAATTTTATAGTTCCAAGACCAACACCATCACCATTAATAGTTAATTCATGAGGTATGACATTTAATTTTGCTGCAGCTTTTGCACCGGTGCCATTTCCACCTGTAATCTTTATGATTGGTTCTTCAACATAATCAAAACCGGAGTTTAGTATTCTTATCTCTTGAAGAGAACCTCTTATAGCAGCAGTTGCAGTCGCTCCGCTACCAACAGCATCATTTATAGCAATAACTGGTGGATTTATTACATCAAATCCCTCTCCACCTTTTACAACATTTACAGATTCTAAAATTCCAAAATAAACAAAGTCTTTTGATTTGTAATTTAATATTTCTACACCATCAACTAATATTCCAGTATATCCAGGCTTTGTCTCAACTTTTTCTGAATCATTTACTGGTGTTATCACTTCACGAACTAATTTTTGAGGTTCAATAACTTTCTCATGAAATTCATACTTTTCAACATCATTTGATGTTATTGTAACAGAATCAACTCCACCGTCAGGACTAACTTTAGTAAATATTTCACTGTAAATATCTGACTGACTTTTTGCAAACTTAACTATGTTTGCATCTACTCTTTTTACATAGTATAATCCTTCAGCAAATAATCTACTTATAATATACTCTTGTGTAATTATTTTACCCTCAGAATCAATTGTATTAACTGATCCTTTTTGAGGTGTATAATATACAGCATCCCCTGTAAAGTAATTGTGATCAACCTGATCAGATATTTTTATTTCTTCATCATTACGGTTATAAGTGCCACCAAAGGTTAATTTTTGAGTTTTAGGATTTAACTTAGAATTACCAGTGAAAGGTAATGATGATGATGTAACATAAACTTTATTCTGACCTTCAATTGGATCAATCGTATTATGAAAAAATGGAACATGTCTATCACCGACCATCATAGTCCCTTTTGTGGGATGTTCATGTGATGGGCCATAATATGGGACACCATTTACTGTCCCACCATCTGGTTTGATGTATATGTTTTGAATATTCGCAGTAAATTTGTTTAAATCTGGGTGAATGTCAGAATCTACCTTTGAAATCCTTCTACTTACTTTTGTAATTTTTGTTGGATCTGTAATTCCAGTCCCTGTTATTAAACATGTATTTTTATCAAAAACATCTGTGACAATGTATATTTTATTTGATGCTGGTTCAAAAGATGATGTAATTTTATCACCCCATTGTGTACCTTCTGCTAAAGTTTCATGAGTTGTAATTTGATCACCGATACGAAGGATATTAATATCTTGAGTAACTAATTTGTATGTGTTATTTACTGAATCAACAATTTCTAAAGATTTTACAACATAACTTTGAGCTGTATTGAATAACCAATTATTTTCTTTAACATTATTTCCTATTTTACCTAAATTTTTTATTTTTATTTTTGAATCAATCGATTGATTATTAACATTTGGTGGAATAATAAAATTATTAAGAACTCCTCGTATTTTTACTCTGATTCCTTGATCATCAGATCCATCTGAAGCGTACGCAAAGGTATTCTGATCAATCGCAGTATTGTCGGATATGATTGCTGCAATTCCAGTTGTGTTAATGCCTAAAAACTGATTTGTTGTTTTATCAGAATACGTGCAAACACCAGAAGTCCCATTTTGATATAAAAATGATAAAGTTCCAGAATTAGGAAATCCGAGAGTAGAATCAACATCAATAAAAGTTTGAGCAATGCCAACTTGTCCGATTATTTTTGTTTTGGCATGATTTGAAAATTCACCGTAAATTAAATTTGTAGATCCACCGGTGGCTTGTGATGCATCAAGACTTAACTTAAAATAATCCTCAGTTGCAATACCTACAGAGATTTTTTCAACAGATGCAACTGGAGCATACGCTTTTGATATATTTTCAAATTCATTTTGATACAAAGTGCGATTAACAAGTTTCTCTGGATCACCATCTAATATTTCTACGACTATATCTCTTGATTTTAGATAATTTGCATTAGATGGTGATATTACATCATCAATAGGACGAATTATATCAACTTTTTCTCCATATAAAGCTCCAAATAGTATATTAAATGACTCATCAGTTCCTCTTGTAGAATAAAAGTCTTTTGCTTGACGGATGAATTGTGATTTATTAACTTTTTCGTTTAAATCTTTTTGAAAACCGTGTAAAAATTGGTTTTTTGCCTTTTTTAAAAATTCATCAAGAAATAAAACACTTAAATTTTCAACAACAGTGTCATTTTCATGATTTTGAGCAGTTGAAGTTGAAAAAACAAGATTTTCTGGATCTGAGGGATTACGAAATGATGTAATTCCACTAAAACCTCTTTTACAATTAACAAAACTTATATCTGTCTTACTTTCATATGTTATTATCTCATCATTTATCTTTATAAGTCCGTAATTATCAGGAAATCCTGTTGTATTCGATACAAAAATAGTTGAGGTTGATATTCCAGCAGCTGCAGTCGTATTTGTTGATTTTATTAAACTTCCACATTCACTTAATTTGATATAAGAGTCAATGTTTTGAATTAAATCTACCGGCCCACCTTTATACTCCTGTCCTTGATAATATTGAGACAGAAAACTGCCAACCAAAGGAAAATCCTCTTGCACATAAGAGGGTAATTGGTTTTTAACTATCTGATTTAACTTAACTCTCTTTTCAGACATCTGTTATCTTATGATGTTTCCATTTTTGTAACTTGTTGTTACAGTATATGTTGATCCTGATGGATCAGCACCAGAACTGATCTCATCTACAACCATATCAACAAAACTACTGTCTAATTGTAAGTAAAGATCTTGCAATCCAATAATATCGTTTGATTCGGGAGTGGCTGATATCTCCAAAATGTCAACATTGTCTTTTGTTTTACCTGATACTATATTTATGGGGTCTAAAGTGATGCGTCCTTTCTTATAATCGATTACACCAATATTTCTTCTCTGAATAACTGGTGTTGATGATCCCTCATCTAAGGAGAATAATGATATTTGACCTTTTTCACCAGTTGAGTCTGGTATGTCATACAAATATACATCAGTATTGATATTTGATACTTTAAAAGCACTTGATCGAATGTTAAATCCATTCATAGATTGAATGTGAAACTCATTTCCAAAGTCGATTGCATATTCTGCAACCTCAGAGACGGCCAATCGAAGATCTCTTCTCATTTCAACCGTTGTAATATTGGATGTTACTGATTCGTGACTTGAATCAATGACTTTTAAAAAGCGACTATACTTAAATCTTGCCCCATACTTGTTTAGTTCAGATGATTCTGCGTATGCAGTCAAATCTCGCTGCACTTTTGTTGAAACAAATGACGCACTTGGTGCCAAATTAGTGTTATAATACACTTTACTGCTAGTTTCAATAAACAAATACTTCAAATCAAGTATTTCTGGTACAATTCCAGCGACTGCATATCTTTTTAAGTCCCTTTTTATATTTTGTTTGATAAGATTTGGAACAAAATCACCATTTCTTGGTTTTATGCTTATAAAAACTTTCCCATACTGTGGAGGAACAAGATCCTCACCACCAAATACTGATATTGACTCTGTTTCTGGATAAATTTTATTTGGAATTAAGATTTCATAGTCATTTGCACTTAAAGCTCTGTTCTGAGTTGCATAAATTTGAGGTGCAAACTTACGGATTGAATCTACACTCTCAATACTTTCACCACCACTTGATGGTAAAGGTGTTGTAATCAAAGAAATACCATCAGTGACAAAAATTTCAACAGAATTTCTCACATATGATACACTTCCAGAAAATGTAAAGCTGTTAACACCATTTCCATCAGACCCATTTGTTACAATGTAAGTCATTTCGACAATATTTCCATCTTGAAGTTCTTTTCCAAAGATTCCATCACCAAAAATTACTTCATATTGCTCTCCTTCAACCTCTTGAATAAAATAAATGTTGGAATCCTTCGTAATTGTTGATTTTGTGACATTATCAAACAGCTCATCTTGTCTTGAATACTTCGTTGAGACTGAAGAGTCTGCTGAAGGTCTTACAGAAACAACTAAACTATCCAAATCAATACCAACATTTGGTAAAATAAACTTTTGAAATGGATTTCGAGTTGAATATACGTATGTTTGACTTAAATATGACCCCTCATACACTTCGATGTTATCAAAACTTGCAATACCATCGATTACTGATACCGTTTTATCTTCTGGAATACCAAAAACGAAGGATTGATTGTTAAATGTTCCCCCAGTTGTTACAACTGGCCCTGCTTTGAGTGTCAAATTTGCGGGGGTTGGTGAAACAGATGAAATATCAACAAAAAAACTGATATCTGCTCTTGATGATTTCTTTGATCGGGGTACATAACCAATATTTCTTGCTAATGCGACCACATTTTCACGCAAAGTTGCTGAATCTATGAAAACTTCATTCGATATCATGTTTGCATTATAAGAAGTAATATAAGTGTTATATGCTAATACGTCTAATATCGTCGATAAGTTAGATCCCTCAAAATCATAGTCAGTAAAATCTGAACTACTTTGAATATAATCCTTAAGTGTTTGTTTTATCTGGTCAAAATCCAGATTTGTAAAATTTATTAGTGACATTTATCGAGTTGGCAACAGCACAAATTCTAATTGTTGTGGTGGAATATCAATTCCAGTGATCTCGTATTCTATTGTCACATTCATTTCATTATCATCAGGGTTAGGAACTACGTTTGTGTTCAATAAATTAACCCTTGGTTCAAAATTTATAATTGAGCTTTTAATTTCATCCTCAATTGCGAGAGCAGAAACTTTGTCTACGTTCTCAAATAGAGATTCTGAGATTCTTGATCCAAAATCCGGATTAAAAAACTTCTCACCGGGTGATGTAAGTACAATATTTCTGATTGAACGAGCAATTGCACTACTATCAGACAAAGAAACAAGGTCATCATTGAGAGGATTAGTCTCAAATGACATGCTAATGTCTTTAAATTTGCGTTTTACCCGCTGTTGAGGCATTTAGGTATAGTTGATCTAACTTATTTATACCTAAAAATTTGGTATATCGTCAGGTTGTGCCTTTTCTTTCGCTGTTTTCCAAAAATAGTTCTCATCATTGCCAAGGCCATCACGATCATGACCATTTTCGACCTGATAATACACGGTTGAAACCTTAAAATCGGGGTTTTTGGGGTTCGCAGGAGTCAAACTGTTGTCAAAAATGCGTGTTCTGTTGTTCGGATACAAGCAAAACTGCCCATTATCGAGTTCAATCAGGTTATGAGATTTATGTTCAGCTGGATTTTCACTGGTTGCATAGTCAATCGCATCAGGATCTTGATGATAATTGTCAATTGTACAGATATAAGTGCCCGTCTGCGTTCCATAGTCTCTCGTATAGACCTCATAATGCATTGAACCGACGAATTGCTTCTGCACAACCGTCACTCCATAGTCCATACAGTTCCAAA